CCTATCGCCAGCGCATCGACCTGCGCCGCATCGCCGAAGGCGTGGCGTCCAGGCGATTCGCCGCCGAATTTTCCAACGCCTACCGCCAGGCCCTGGCCACCGCACGATGAAGAACTACGACGACGCCGTTGCCCAGATCCAGGCCCTGGGCATCCTGCTGGACAAGCCGCTGAGTTTCGACGCGCGGATCCAGCGCTGGAAGGTGCGCGACGAGGGCCATGAAAAGCGGGGCTGGACTCGGCTGCGGGAATGGACCAGCCGGGCCGGCAACACCTACATCGTCGGCGCCTTCGGCGTCTGGCACGGCAACGACGACGGCTTCACCAAGATCGAGATCAGCCGCGACAAGGAAAGCACCCTCACCCAGGAAGACCTGGTCGCCATCCGCGAGGCCAACAAGGCCGCCTCCCGCAAGCTCGCCGACGAGCGCAAGCACGAAGCCCGCCGCGCCGCCGCCTGGGCGGCCCAGGTCTGGGCACTGGCCAAGCCCTGCACCGAGCACGAATACCTCACCCGCAAGGGCATCCAGCCCCACGGGCTGCGCCTGCTCGACAGCCTGGAAGGCCTGGCCCTGGACGGCTGCGACGAGACCAACGTCTGGCGCCTGCAGCAGGCCGTGGCCGAAGGCCATCCCGCCCTGGTGGTGCCCATGCACGATGTCAACGGCAGCGTGAACGGCATTCAATTCATTTATGGGCGCGGCCACCCGCGCCAGAAGGCCGGACGCGACAAGGATTTCTGGCCCACCGGCATGGCCATGGCCGGCACCTTCGGCCTGCTCGGGCCCATGACACGCACCGGGCCGCTGCTGGTGTGCGAAGGCTTCGCGACCGCCGCCAGCCTGTACCAGTCCACCGGCCAGTCCTGCGCCTACGCCTTCTCCGCCAACAACCTGGCCAAGGCCGGCAAGTTGTTGCGCAAGGCCTACCCCGCGTTGCGCCTGTTGTTTTGTGCCGACGATGACTACCTCACCGACGGCAACCCGGGCGTGGCCGCCGCCGCCCAGGCCACCGCCGAGATCGAGCTGGCCGCCTGGGTCAAACCCGACTTCACCGACCCGGAAACAGGCGCCGACCTGCGCGCCGGCCGCAAGCTTACCGACTTCAACGACCTGGCCGTCCTCACGTCCGCCCTCACTCTGGCGAACCAGATCAACGTCGCCCTAGACGCCCAGAAGTGGCGCGATGCCGCCCCTTCCGCGCGGGGCTTATCGATCGGGGGAGGGGGGGATGGCCGCCCGCCCATCAAAGAGGGGGATCGGCCCCGGGCGCGCTCGGTCATGAGCGTGGACGAAATCGTCGAACGCTTCGAGCCCATCGATGACGGCACAGGGAAATACGTATTCGATCGCTGGACCCGCAAGGTAGCCAGCAAGGACCAGATGATCGCCCTGCTGCCGGCCGGTGGCCGGGCCGACGACATCAAGCGGCATGCCGTCTGGCAGATGCGCGGCGCCGTCTACCTGGACGAAATCGGCTTTGACCCCACCGGCCAGGACAAGGCCGTCCGCCTCAACACCTGGCGAGGCTGGCCCATGCAACCACAGGCCGGAAGTTGCCAGTGCCTGCTCGACCTGCTCGAATACCTCTGCAGCGCCGAAGCCAACCGTGACGAACTGTTCCTGTGGGTGCTGCGCTGGATGGCCTACCCGCTGCAACACCCCGGCGCCAAGATGTCCAGCGCCCTCATCGTCCACGGCCCCCAGGGCACCGGCAAAAGCACCATCTTCCAGACCCTGGCCAAGATATACGGTGACTACGCCACCGTCCTCAACCAGCGCGGCCTGGAAGACAAGTTCAACGCCGACTGGGTGGACTCCAAGCTGTTCATCCTGGCCGAAGAAGTCGTCACCCGCGCCGAGATGTGGCACATCAAGAACGAGTTGAAGGAGTTGATTACCGGCGAATGGATCAGGGTCAACCCCAAGAACGTCGCCGCCTACCGCCAGCGCAACCAGGTCAACGCCGTCTTCCTCAGCAACGAAGGCCAGCCGCTGCCCCTGGACAACGACGACCGCCGCCACTGCGTCATCTACACCCCCGACGCCCTGCCGGAGACCATCTACGACGCCGTCTTCCTGGAACTGGAAAACGGCGGCGTCGCCGCCTTCTACGACTACCTGCTCAATCTCGACCTGGGCGACTTCCACCCCAAGAAGCGCCCGCCATCCACCCAGGCCAAGCTCTCCCTCATCGCCCTGTCCAAGCCCAGCGAATACCGCTTCGTGGACGACTGGCTGGACGGCCAGACCGGCTACCCGATCTGCCCCTGCCTGGCCAGCGACCTCTATGCCGCCTACCTCAAGTGGTGCCGCGCCAACGGCGAAACCCGACCCAGGCCCAGCAACCAGTTCCACGGCGCCGTCGCCCGCCTCAAGGGCTGGCAAAAGAAGAAGGCCAGGGTCTACGACAACACCCACTACAGCGGCGACAGCATCCCCCGCATGCTGGTCATCCCCCCCGACACCGTCCTGGAGCCCGCCAAGGCCACCCAACCCCCGGACAAGACCGGCACCCAATGGCTTACCGACAGCGTCTTCAACTTCCAGCAAGCCACCCCGGAAGAAGGAGGCCACCGATGGGCCGCCTGATTTGCCCAATGAGCAGCCCACTGTTCCCTCGCGCGTTCCGGGTGTTCCGGGTCTGTTCCGGGTATGTGGAACAGCCTAAGCCATTGAATACCATAGGTTTATCGGCACTGTTCCGGGTGTTCTGGGTCTTACCCGCGCGCGTCACGCGTGAGCATGTCACGCGCGCGCCTGCGCATTACTCATCTCTCCCGCGCACGCAGGGGGGGAACACCTGGAACACCTGGAACGCCCTTTATCCATGCGGCCTCCCGCGTTCCGGGTACCTGGAACAGACCTGGAACACAGGCGGGAGCGCCCCCCATGCTTGACCTCAACCGCGTCCGCGCCGACTTCGCCGCCTTCCTGGTGGACCATGCCGGCGTCCGCCACAGCCTGGATGCCGCCCTCATGCACGTGGTGGAGCAGGCATACCAGCAAGGCCTGGCCGACGCCCTGGTGGTGCCCGTGGCGGTCTCCGCGCCCATCAGCGACCTGGACTTCCGGGTGGCGGCATGACCCGCGTCACCCAGGCCGAATTCGCCCGCATGGCCGGCGTAAACCGCTCCACCGTCCACCGCTGGCTCCAGAACGGCCGCATCGAAGCCGACGCCCACGGCCTCATCGACCCGGACGCGGCGGCCAGGATGCGCGACGCCACGGAAAGCCCCATGCCGCACCACCAGGCGCGCAAGGCGCAGTTCGACGAGGCGCGGGAGGGTATTGGCCAGGGTGGCGCGGAGAAAACGCAACAGGCGGGCCAGGAAGCGCAACAGCCCGCAACGCCCGATCCCATGCCCGCCATGGAAAAGCTTGGCGCCGCCCTCAAGCTGGAAACCTACAAGTTGCAGAAGGCCAAGGCCGAGACCGCCAACATGGAGCTGGACAAGCTCGCCGGCGCCCTGGTTGAGCGCGCCGAAGTGGATTTCGTCCTGGCCGATTTCGGCAACACCCTGCGCGGCCTGCTCGAAGGCCTGCCCGACCGCATCACCCACGAATGCATGCGCATCCGCGACGCCGCCGACATGCACAAATACCTCGCCGACACCTTCGCCGACACCCTGACGGAGATGGCGGAGCACATGAAACGGAAGATGGAGGAGACGCACCCATGACCGCCGCACCGGCCCACCTCGAACACCTGCCCATCGACGGGCTTATCCCCTACGCCCGCAACTCGCGCACCCACTCGCCCGAGCAGGTGACGCAGATCGCCGCCAGCATCCGCGAGTTCGGCTTTACCAACCCCATCCTCATCGATGCCGACGGCGGCATCATCGCCGGCCACGGCCGCGTCCTGGCCGCGCGGCAGTTGGGCCTGGCCACGCTGCCATGCCTGCGCCTGGGGCACTTGAGCGAAGCCCAGAAGCGCGCCTACATCATCGCCGACAACAAGCTGGCGCTGAATGCGGGGTGGGACGAAACCCTGCTGGCGCTGGAACTGGCCGACCTCAAGGCCATGGACTACGACCTGGGTTTGACCGGCTTCGACCTGGGCGAGATCGACGAACTGCTCGCCGGCCTGGACGCCACGCCGGAAGGCCAGACCGACGCCGACGCGGTGCCGGAAGTGAGGGCAGAGGCCATCAGCAAGCCGGGCGATGTGTGGGTGCTGGGGCGGCATCGGATCATGTGCGGGGATAGCACCGACGCGGGCAGCGTGGCGCGGCTGATGGGGGGGGGGCATGGCTGACATGGTTTTCACCGACCCGCCGTATAACGTGGCCTACGAAGGGCGCGGCGCGAATGACCTCGGCAGCATCAAAAACGACGACATGTCGGACGATCAGTTTGAGCAGTTTCTGCGCGACGTATTTACAAGCCACTGGTCGGCAATGCGGGAACTTGCGCCGATCTATGTTTGTCACCACGATTCGGCTACAGGGCCAAAACTTGCGTTTGAAAAGACGTTTGCCGAGCGCTTCAATAAGTCGTCGACGCTGATCTGGTGCAAGCAGTCTGCCGGCATGGGCTGGCAGGATTACCGCGCGCAGCATGAACCGATGTTGTACGGATGGAAGGAAGGCAAAGGTAGTCACTACTACTGCGGCGACCGCAGCAAGACGACGGTGTGGCAAATCGGGCGAGATGCGCAGGCCAGTTATGTTCATCCAACGCAAAAGCCGGTCGCGCTGCCGGAGGAGGCAATAACCAACAGCAGCAAGCCAGGTGATACCGTGCTTGACCTATTCAGTGGTAGCGGTTCAACGCTGATCGCCTGCGAAAAGTCTGCGCGAGCGGGACGTCTGATGGAGATTGATCCGAAGTACGTCGACGTAGCCGTCCGCCGCTGGCAGCAATTCACCGGCAAGGTCGCCACCCACGCCGACACCGGCGCGCCCTTCCCCGGCTGAACATGCCCACCCCCGCCCGCCGCTCCCGCACCCCCATCCCGCACGCCCGGCGTCACTTCTACGCCCTGCTCGCGCGCTCGGTGCGGCCGCGCCCCCTAACCACCGTCTCCGCCTGGTCGGACAAATACCGCATCCTCACCTCCAAGGGCTCCGGCGAGCCGGGGCAGTGGCGCACCGACCGCACGCCCTACCTGCGCGAGATTTTGGACAGCCTCTCGGTCAACTCGCCGGCCCAGCGCATCGTCCTCATGTTCGCCGCCCAGCTCGGCAAGACCGAAGTGGGCCTCAACTGGATCGGCTACGTCATGCAGCACGCCCCCGGCCCCATGTTGACCGTGCTGCCCACCCTGGAGGTGCGCAAGCGCTGGGTGCGCCAGCGCCTGGACCCGCTGTTGACCGAGACGCCGGTCATCCGCGCCCTGTTCGACGCGCGCCGGGCCCGGGACGCCGGCAACGCCGAAGACCTCAAGGACTTCCCCGGCGGCATGCTGGTCATCGGCGGCGCCAACAGCCCCGCCAGCCTGGCGTCCATGCCGATCCGCTACGTCCTGTGCGACGAGGTGGACCGCTTCCCCTGGGAGGTGGGACAGGAAGGCGATCCCCTGGGCCTGATCGACGAGCGCACCAAGACCTTTCCCCGGCGCAAGGTGCTGCTGGTGTCCACGCCCACGGTCAAGGGTGCCTCGCGCATCGAGGGCGAGTATGAGAAGTCCGACATGCGCCAGTACCACGTGCCCTGTCCCCATTGCGGCGAACTGCAGGTGCTGCGCTGGCGCCATGACGACGGCCGCTACGGGCTGATCCACAACGCCGCCACCGGCGCCGTGTACTACGCCTGCATCCACTGCGGCGAACGCATCGACGAGCACCACAAGCCCGCCATGCTCGCCGCCGGCCGCTGGATCCCGCGCCACCCGGAGCGCGCGGTGCGCGGCTATCACCTGTCCGGCCTGTATTCCCCCATCGGCCTGGGCTTCACCTGGGCGGAACTCTGGCGGAAATGGGAGGAAGCCCACGGCGACACCGCCAACCTCAAGCGCTTCATCAACACCACCCTAGGAGAATCCTGGGAGGAGCAAGGCGACAGCATCGAAGACCTGGCCCTTATCGCCCGCCTGGAAGACTACCCCGAGACCCTGCCCGCCAGCCTGCGCACCGCCGGGGTGGACGTGCAGAAAGACCGCCTGGAAGCCTCCA